TTTACAACCACAGAACCCTATACTTATAGAGCAGACACAGTCCCTCCTATAACAGCCTTCTATACTACAGGTACTGCTACTGCCATAGTAAGAACTGTTAGCGAACGTCTAGATGACTTTGTTAGTATAAAGAATTTTTTGTTGTATGACGACTATGACAGCACGGCTACTACAGAAATAATTCAACTTGCGGTCAATAGATTATTTTTAACTGATGAAAACAGTATCTATGCGGCCAATACAGGCACCACTCCTGCTGCCAAAGTTTTATTTTTTCCAGCAGGTAACTATAATGTTAATGGCACTATCTTTTTACCTGCAAATGCTACTCTAGTAGGTGAGGGTATAGATAAAACAATTTTTACAAGAGTGACTACAGGTACAGATGTTAGTGGTTTGATTTTTCAAACCATTGATAAGGTCAATAATCCAGAAATGGATGATGCTAGTGATCTAGTGTTTGATCACTTTGATAATACGTCAACCGCTTTTTCAGATTCGGCCAGCAATATTTTAATTGAAGAAATGACTCTTAAATTTGATACAGGATTAAGTGTAACAGGCACTAACGGAATTATATCATTAGACTGTGCTGATCATGCTGTTATTAGAAATGTGAAATTGCAAGGAACAATGAGTAGTACCAGTTCCAATAAAAATTATACTGGAATTGATATTAGAGGTTATTCTGCATTAACATCAAATCACATCGTGATTGATAATTGTGAAATGACTAATTTGTACTCAGGTGTAAAATCAAATTACGATGTTAACCATATCAGTATTAAAGACAGTTATTTTACACAGTTAGAAAGAGGTATTGCCTTTAATGATCCTGTTGATATTTTATCAACTGTTGGTCCTAGACACGTAACGATTTCAAATAACAAGTTTTATAAGATCAACCAACAGGCAATTTATGCAGGGGTTTCTTCTAGTTCATATGTGAGCAATATCCTTAGCACAGATAACAAATTTATAAATGTAGGAAATCTAGTTCCATCAATTGGTGAAACCTACGGCACCGCTACCTCAGTTATATCATTTTTATCTGAAGGTAATACCAGCATCAATGATTATTTTGAAAGACAACAATTTCAAGATATTTCTACAAGTTCTGTCTATTACAATAATCTAATTGAAGGCAAAGCAACAATTGACAGCGATAGAGCAAGAACATGTATTATTCCAAACAATTCTTCTGTGGTTTTGATGAGATTACCAATTACTGGAAACCACAACTTATTAGACCTAAAATATAGTATGATCACAGCCGGTGTAACTAACTCTACGATAGTTGATAGAATGGGCACAGTATCATATATGATTAAACCCTATCCAAATCCTCTAGATCCAGATATACAAATAAATGATAATTTTACCTATCAATATAATGATGGAGCACTTTACTGGAGTGCGACCGTTTATGATGAATATTCTATGATTGAAATTACAGTGCATAACCCAGATACAGGATCAGGCGGAACAGGTCTTCCTGTTACTTTAACTTTTCAATCTAAATTATTATTGTGATGTTTGATCAACCCCTAGACATTAGATTGTCTAAATGGTTAGAGTTTCGTAGACGTTTGGATAAAAGTAAAAATCCATTACAAGATGTACATAGTTTTTGGTCTCAGGCTCCTTTTATTCCTTACAATAAAAATATAGATCCTTACAATAAATTATCATGGCCGTCACCCTGGGAAATTATAGAGTACAACAAATATGACGATTTTACTAAGGCACTCATGATATCATGGACATTAAAATTGAGTGAAAAATTCAAATTAACTGATATAGAATTACACACAGTGGTAGACAATAGTAGACAACGAGAATATAATTTAGTATATGTGGACAATGAGAATGTATTAAATTATTCAGATACTGGTCCTATAGATGTAGAGTTTATTCCAGGCTCATTTAACCTTAAAAATATGGTTCAAATACAGAGCCTTGGGTAAATAGACATCTAAAACGATAAAAGGTAAAAATAAAAATGATTACAGTGGTTAAACGTAATGGATCTCGTGTCCCCTTAGACATTGGCAAAATACAAAGACAAGTAGCAAACTGTTGTAGAGGTATAGATGGCGTAAGCCCAAGTATGATAGAAATAAAAGCACAGATAGAATTACACGACGGAATCCATACAAAAACCATAGATGAATTACTACTTCAGGCCATGGTGGGCCTAATAGACGAAACAGAAAATCCAGAAATAAACAATGTAAACTACCAATATGTAGCAGGTAGACAAAAAGTCAGTATGCTTAGGAAAGAGGTTTTTGGTGAATATGACCCTCCAAAGCTCTATTCTATTGTTAAGAAAAATGTAGAAGTGGGCATGTATTCTCCTGAGTTATTGGAATGGTATTCAGAAGAAGAATGGAATATTATAGATTTGTTTATTGATCACCATAAAGACGAACACTATACCTATGCGGCCATTGCCCAACTTTGTGAAAAATATCTAGTTCAAAATCGTGCTTCAGGACAGATATTTGAAACTCCACAGGTTCGCTATGCCGTGGCTGCTGCTACCGCATTTCATGCCGAGCAAAAAGATAAAAGGTTAAAATATGTTAAAGAATATTATGAATGTGCAAGTGAAGGTCACTTTACTCTCGCTACTCCTGTGCTCGCTGGCCTGGGCACTACTACTAAACAATTCAGTAGTTGTGTGCTCATTAGTAGCGATGATACCCTTGATAGCATATTTGCTGCGGGAGAAATGATGGCCAAATATGCCAGTAAACGAGCCGGTATTGGCTTGGAAATTGGCCGTATTAGACCCCTAGGAGCACCAATTCGCAACGGTGAAATCAAACATACAGGCATGGTGCCATTTCTTAAAAAATGGTATGGTGATCTACGTAGTTGTTCACAAGGCGGTATACGTAATGCTAGTTGCACAGTGACCTTTCCTATTTGGCACGCACAGTTTGAAGATCTAATTGTGCTTAAAAATAATCAAGGTACTGAAGAAACCCGTGTGCGTCAAATGGACTACAGCGTGGTTATAAGTGCTATGTTCTGGAGACGCTATAAAAATAACGAAAATATTACTCTATTTGATCCTCATGAAGTACCTGACCTCTACCAAGCCTACTATAGAGATTCTAAAGAATTTGAAACCCTATACCTTCAATATGAACAAGATAAGGAAAAAAAGAAAAAAGTATTATCAGCGGATGAAATATTCAAAAATGGAATACTTAAAGAACGGACTGATACTGGCAGAATTTACCTTGTCAACATCGATAACGTCATCAACCAAGGACCGTTTGATACGACGCTTGATCCAATTTATCAATCCAATCTATGCCAAGAGATACTATTACCCACGAAGCCTTTCCAAAGAATTGAAGATGCTGCGGGACGAATCGCTCTTTGCACTCTTGGGTCGATTAACTGGGGTGCTTTTCGCAATCCGCAGGATATGCGAAAAGCCTGTAGGGTATTGGTTCGCAGCCTAAGCAACCTGTTAAGTTATCAAGACTTCCTAAGCGTCCAAAGCGAATTGGCCAACAAGGACTTTGAACCACTTGGAGTTGGCATCACTAACCTAGCATTTTGGCACGCTCGTCGTAATTTAAAATATGGAGATGCAGACAGTCTCAAAGAAGTAAAACGCTGGATGGAACATCAGGCTTTTTATCTAACAGAGGCCAGTGTGGAATTGGCTCAAGAACGTGGCGCCTGTGAACGAAGCCAATATACCTACTATGGTAGGGGCGTATTCCCCTGGGAACGCCGCAACAAAGGCGTAGACGAGTTAACAGATTTCACACCTAGTCTAGATTGGGAACCGCTCCGTCAAAAAATGAAAACATATGGAATTCGTAATGCCACTCTAATGGCAGTTGCACCTGTTGAGTCAAGCAGTGTGGTACTAAATTCTACTAATGGTATCGAAATGCCTATGGAATTGATTTCTGTGAAAGAAAGTAAGGCTGGTAGTTTTGTGCAGGTGGTTCCTGAATATAAGCGTCTCAAAATCAAGTATCAACTTATGTGGGACCAATTGGACTGTGAAGGATATCTAAAGACATCCGCAGTGTTGGCCGCTTATATAGATCAAAGTTTAAGCACCAACACTTTTTATAATCCAGCGCATTTTCCAAATGGCAAAGTACCAGGCACACTAATTGCCAAAAACCTCATGCTGGCCTACAAGTGGGGATTAAAAACCATATATTATAGTTTGATAAACAAAGTTGGTGCTAAAATATCAGTTACCACAACTAACGTAGTCAATGCTGCCGATAATGTGGTTATCTATGAAGAACAAGAAGAAAATTGCGAGTCCTGTGTGCTATGACAAAAATAAGACAGCAAATAAACGAAATGTTAAAAAAGTTTAACATACCTGAGGATTTTGAGATCGAAAAGGATGCCGAGCAAATGATTCTTTTCGCATTAAGAGATCCCAACACTAAAGATGTCTTTGTAGATAATCAAGGATATCTTTGTATTGTACAAGATGGAGACACTGATGAGCAGAACGCAATATAATCTAGAAAAACCCACGAACTATCTAAAACGAAAAATGTTTCTTGACCAAGACGGTCCGGTTACTATTCAGAGATTTGAAGAGGTTAAGTATCCTAAAATTCAAAAGTTTGAGGAGATTGCCCGGGGATTCTTTTGGGTACCTGAAGAAATAAGTTTGGTAAAAGATGCACAAGATTTTAAGAATGCCTCAGAAGCAGTCAAACATATTTTTACCAGTAATCTACTGCGCCAAACCGCTCTAGACAGCCTACAAGGACGTGGTCCTAGCCAGATCTTTACTCCAGTAGTTTCACTACCAGAACTAGAGGCATTGGTCTACAACTGGACATTTTTTGAAACTAATATTCACAGTCGTAGTTACAGTCATATCATTCGTAATATCTATAACGTCCCTAAAGAAGTATTCAATACCATACATAATACCAAACCCATTGTTGACATGGCTAGTAGTGTAGGCCGATATTACGATAACCTACATAGACTGAATTGCCAAAAAGAAATTTATGAGTCTGCATCCGTTCCATTTCTAGAAGCAGATCACATCAAGGCGATATGGCTAGCACTTAATGCCAGTTACGCATTAGAAGCCTTCCGCTTTATGGTAAGTTTTGCCACAAGCCTAGCCATGGTAGAGAATAAAATCTTTATTGGTAATGGCAATATTATTAGCCTAATCCTACAAGACGAACTATTACATGCAGAGTGGACTGGTTGGTTAATTAATCAAGTAGTCAAAGAGGACGAACGTTTCGCTAAGATACGAGAGGAGTGTGAGCAAGAAGTATACGAAATATATATGGATGTGATTGCAGAAGAAAAAGCATGGGCTGAGTATCTATTCAGCAAAGGTGTGGTAATTGGCCTAAATAGTCAAATTCTAAAGGATTTTGTTGATTATACGGCTTTTTCAAGGCTAAGGGACATAGGCATTAAATATCTTGCAGATCATCCTAAATCAAGCCCTATTCCTTGGTTTAATAAGCATGTCAATATCAACAAAAAACAAACCGCATTACAGGAAAATGAATCTACTAACTATGTTATTGGGGTTATGAGTGACATTGTTGAATTAGAGAAATTACCGGATCTATAGGAAAATAATATGGCAAAAATAGAAACAGAAATCCTTGTGATAAAATTTAGCAAGATTGTCAAAGACTCCGAAACTACTCGCATAGAAATTCCAAAAGAACTTATGACAACATTAGAAGAAGTAGCACAGGAAATGTGCGAAGCAGGAGTGATTGTAGAAGTGGAGAAAGCACAATGAAGGCAGTACTATGGAGTAAATATCACTGTTCCTACTGTGAACAGGCGAAAACCTTACTACAAATGAACGGAATATCTTTCGAAGAAAGAAAAATTGGAGACGGATACACTAAAGAGGAATTATTAGAGGCTGTACCTAATGCTCGAACAGTTCCGCAAATATTTGTTAACAATAAACTTATAGGTGGGTATACAGAATTGAGAAAATACCTAGCAGAGGAAACAAATGGATAAAGATGAAACACTAACAATAACAGCAGGGGAACAATTAGACCTGAATCTAGAACCTTTAGACACCATGCAGATTAGCACTTTGAATCTTAATGATCTTATCAACAGTATTGATATCAAAGACCTAAGTTCATTTAATCCTCCATATTCATCTTATACAATAAGCAATCCAGGTGCTGCTTTACAATCTGGTAGTGGTATGAATGGCTCATCCTATAATACCTATATCACGAACACTACAGGACCTTATAATACAGGACCTTATAATTATTCAAATGTTTGGCAAACAATACAGCCTCAACCTAACACACTTCAGGTAAATGGGGATGCAGAATTTGAAGGTGATATAAAATGGAAAGGACGCAGTCTAGGAGAAATGCTGGAAACAATAGAGAAACGCCTAAGTATTCTAGTTCCAGATCCTAAAAAGTTAGAGCATTACGAGGCATTAAAAAAGGCCTATGAGCACTATAAAACCCTAGAAGCACTTTGCGACACACCCGCAGAAGATGAGGACAAATAATGTTAGTAAGTAAACCAATTTCATATAATGACATAGTATGCCTAAAACTAATCTCTGGAGAAGAAATCATAGGCAGATTTGAACATGAACACACAGACGTAGTTGAGATAAGCAAACCATTGGCAGTGACCTTAGGACCAAATGGGCTAGGTATGGTACCTTGGCTATTTCTAGGAGGTAGAGATCTCGTTAAAATCAAACAGTCACATATTTTGGCTCTGGTAGAATGTAAAAAAGATGCTGCTGATCAATATAGGTCTAGTACAAGTGATCTTGCCATAGGAAATCTATAATGCCCTACGTTCCAGGTACAGGAAGGTTAAATGATGTTTATCACAGTAACAATGTATTTGCTAACTTTGTACCTATTGCACTTTGGCTTCAACAAGGTGGAACAGATGCCCTAGTTTTACAGGCTATGAGTGCCATTACTACCAGTGAAGACTACGAAAAAGAAAAAGAAGTTTTTGAATCTGTAGAAGGTGAATCAGAAGATGAATACTCTGTAACTCAACAACAAAAAGTTCTAATTGATAAAGGTGTAATAAGTCAAACTGATCTCAAGAAAGGTGACCTAGCAGGTGCAAGTCCTTTGGCCAGTGACCCTACTGTGGGAACAGCCAGTTCTGGCACAGTCACAACCGCCACTAATCTAGACACAGACATAGACATGACCGTGCTCTATGTTTGGACCGCTATACCACCAGGGCAGACCACCACATCCACTATCTATGTAAAAACAGTGACCAAACAGCCTGGAGTAATATTTCCATATGATGTAAAAACCGTGGCACCAGAAAACGGACTAACAGCACAAGAAGTCTGTGATAACCTTAAAGCATTGGTGGTAAACTGTTGGGTTCCAATTAAGACACAGTTTCCGGATGCTTTTATAACCTGTTCATTTAGAAAGGGTGGCGTGGGCAGTCCTACCAGTCAGCACCCTAGAGGTATGGCCATGGATATCCAATATGCCAGCGCCAGCAAGGCAGACTATTACACACGAGCACAATGGGTAAAGGCCAATGTGCCCTATGATCAATTCATACTTGAATACAAAACCACAGGTACGGGAAAACCCTGGCATCATATCAGTTTCAATCGTACTGGTAATCGCGGACAGTGTTTTACCTATATGAACGACAAAAACTGCCAAGGACCTGGAGTTCAGGGACTGTTTGATTTAAGCAACGCCTAGTTTTTTTGGTGGCTAATTGTCTTGATCTTGAGCAAACTTGGCTGTATAATAGTATATATTAAGTTAAAAAAGGAGCAAACATGTATCTTTATGAACTTTGGGTTAAAGTTAATCAGTATCAAACAGCACATACTCGCATCTATGCTAATAATGATTGGGAAGCCAAGGCACTAGGTGAAGCACAATACGGGCAGGGCAATGTCCTCAACTATACCAGAATCCAAGAAAACAGAAACAACTGATAGACCAAATTCCGCCAAAGGCCGTGATAGTTTTGATATCATTGTTGGCGGAGGTCTTGTCAATTTTTTCAATAAGAATGTTACACCATATCCTACTGATGTAGGAGCACCTGCCTTTGATCTAGTTCCTGTTACCAAACAGAAAGACATTATGGTCAATGTGGCCAGGCTTCATGCTCAGCAAGAGTACCAACGTATTATGGATCTAGTAGGAGTACTTCAAAAACAGGCAGAACAAATAAGGCGTAGGCTTGAAATAACAGATGCGGTTCATGCTGCTGTTTATCAATTCCAAATTTTCCATGGTAATGTCTATTGGCTGTTATTTGATAAAAAGGTTGAATGCACTAGGCTATCCATGTTAGGTCCCAAAGATTGGTTTACAGGACCACCTGTTGAATATGAATATATTACTAGAGTAAAATGGTTAGGAGATTATAGTTGGATAGAGGTTGACGAAAATAATCAACCAGTATAAAATAAATATAAAATCTAGTAGGGGTAAGGTCGCATAGCGATACCTGTATGAGTGAAAGGCTCATAAGTCTAGACAGAGGACCAACACGCCCTATGGAGTCTGTTAACTTTTTTATGGTTAAGGCGTTATTATATATTATCTAGGAGATAATAATGAAATCTTTAATAGCAGGATTTATAGCAGCAATAACACTTACATTCAGCGCAACACTTTTCGCTGGTCCCTATGGACATGGTCACAGGTATCATGAGCATCATAATCATTTCCATAATAGACATTGGCACCATAGTCACAGTTGGGTAGTTCCTGCTCTAATTGGAAGTGCTGTAGTCTATGCTGCTACAAGACCAGATCCTATCATCGTACAACCAGCGCCAGTAATAGTTCAACCAAATCAAGTTGTGATAGATGGTATTATCTATAATAGGCAAATTATGATTGTAAACGGGGTTCAACAGGAAGTTCTAGTACGAACACAATGAGGGAAAAATGACCTATAAGGTTTACAACCAATCATGTATAGAAGGTATGGCAGAGCATGTGGCGGATAATAGTATAGATTTAATTTTTACTGATCCTCCATATGGCATTGACGGTGATGGTCTAGATGTTCATTATCATAGGGATGAATCTAATGTGGTACAGGGTTATATAGATGTACCCATGAAGGAATACGCAAAATTTAGTCAAGATTGGATTAGAGAGTGTGCTAGGGTACTTAGACCAGGCGGTAGTATGTATATTGTCAGTGGATACACTAATTTACATCATATATTAAATGCGTTACATAGCACAAATCTAGAAGAAATTAATCATATTATAGCCAAATATAGTTTCGGTGTAAGCACTAAGAATAAATTTGTTAGCAGTCATTATCACGTTTTATTTTGGCAAAAACCTGATAAGGGCGGGCAAAAACGTACATTTAATTCAAATTGGAAATACACTGATCAAAAAGACAGTTATCATGATAGATTAACTGTACAGGATATGCCTAGGGATTATAAACCTGGACAAATTAAAAATAAGAATCAACTCAGCGAAGACTTCATTATGAAGTTTATCATGTATTCAAGTAATAGAGGAGATACTGTTTTAGATTGTTTTGGCGGTGGACTCACTACAGGTAGAACTGCTCTAAGATATGGTAGAAAGTTTATTGGTTTTGAATTAAACAAACAAGCATATGACGCTTTTTTACCAACATTGGACACAGTGCAAGAGTTGCCTGATCCTGTGCCAGTTAGCCCAGATGCTGCCGAGTTAGTTAAACGTGAGAAAATGCGTGAAGGTTGGAGGAACGACAGGAAAAAGAAAAAGTTATTGGCAATGAATGATCTTTTTACAGAATAGAAAATGTCTAATCTAAAAAAAGTTGCTGATCGAGCAGGTATAGAATTAACTGATGAGATAGAATTTTTTGCTGAGTTGTTAGCAGAAGAGTGTGCAGAAATAGCAGAAGATAGCTGGACCGTAAATTTGCCAGCAGGACCTATTATACGTAGGCATTATAATTTGATTGAAAAGAAGGCTAAATGATGATTGAAGCAGTGGGATTTTATTTTACACTAATTGCAGGTATTTGGATTTTTGGTACTGTAATAGATTACCTAGGGCGAAGATAAAGAATTGTTGTATGAAGCAAAGAGAAAAGTGTCTTGGACGGGAGTTCGATTCTCCCCATCTCCACCGGAGAGCATTTACAGAAGTGTTCTGCGTTGGGGATGACTGGTTTCGACAGGACAAAGAGTAACAGAGTGGACAACACGGTAGGCGCTCTCCGTAAAAGAAGCAAATTAAATAACTGCAAACGCAGCGAATGACGAGGTTTTTGCCCTAGCGGCATAATCTCTGGGGCATCTATGCCTTATTACCCAAAATAGTAGTAGGTCCTTCGGGACCTACTTTTTATAAACGATGATAAATATTTTTATGGGAAGAAAAAAAATCATCGAAACTGAGGAAGAACAATTTCGTGACATTGGGCGTATTGCCGCTGTGATTACTGCTGTTTCAAAAGTCTTGGCTAACTAAAATCGTCATAGTGGTCTTCACGTATAGTATCTAAAGTAGCACAATGTGGACCTCCGCTTAGGGTTCTACAGTGACGCAATTGAACAGGCAAGGTATTAAAGCCTTCCTGTTCTAATTGTTTTATTAGATTTACTTGGCTTTTTTCAACCGCGACAAGTTTTTCACTTATACTTAATACATTCATTCCTAACCAGGGGCTGGCTGGTGCCCAGTGTGGTAGATAGGCAGTTTCTATTGGATCTGCTGCCCATATTTTCTTCCAATTTGAAAAATAATTTGGTAGATTATTTTCATTAACTCTTTTAGGATTTAGCAATACTACACCTGGAGCCAAAGGCATTATAGTTGTATCAAGATGAACAAATGCATAAACTCCGCCTACAACATGAACACGGTAACGATCGCCAAGTGTAGTCTGCAACCATTGAGCACCAAAACGATTTCCGCTATTACTCAGCAGATAAATTAAATCCTTACCGCATTTTACAACATTAGCCGCATCAAAGCAGGGCTCAAATTCTGTTAGAGTGGGAACCTTTAAATTTGATCTATCATAAAGATCATCTGATAATTCTGGCTTAGGAGCACTTATCCATTTACTACCTGCACGAGCATAGTTCTTAAATATTTCTTTGAACATCAGCGTCTCATAATACCTGGCTCGCAAAGGCATAGGTGTTTCAATTAAGGTGTCACCAACAACTAACACACTGTCTCTTGGACAATAACTGTAATATCCATCACTATCCCAATTTGGATTAGCGAAAACTTTATTTGTATCTACAGTCTTTGGTCTAATAACTGATATGCCTATAGATTCTAATTGACCTTGAAAGATATCAAGATCTTCATTTGTTTCTTCTATTATCTGTTTAGGATAAGGGCCCCCTGGCAGATTGACAACATTGTCATAATCTGCATAGTCTACACAGTGTATGTCGTGTCTTTTTACTATAGGAACCCTGGCATTTGTAGCAGTACCTAAAATAACTTCTTTGAGATTACCCCATTCTGTGTGAGAGTTTACCTTTTTAAACTTGCCATGCTTTTCTTCTTCTTCCATACCAATATATCTCTCTGCAAAAAATTTCAAATGTTTCGTAAACTTGTCTGTTGGGGTATTTACGGTTAAAGGATATTAACTGTTGATCATTTTGGCTGACAATTTCTTTATCTACTAAAGGAAAATTTGTCAGCATGAAATTACTCATTTCATTGAAATACCTCTGTCTATCTAATTCGTAGGCTATACAACTGGCACTTTCATATTCCCAATAGACATCATCTTCTCCAAATAGTTGACGACCCCAAAATTCCCCATGTTCTAAAGTGTCTATTAAAAAATGCATGGTCAATTCTAATTGTTCTCTAATTAGGCAATTAGGTGTAAGTTTTACCCAATCCCATAATTTCTTATAAAATTCACTGGGCCTAGAACCTGTATTTTTACTAATGTGATTAGTCCATCCAAGACTGTGGTTTGAAATAAGGAACCATTTGAATAAAAAAGATTCTATATAATCATCATAGGTCATAGTATTTGTTTCAACAATATAGGTACCTATTTCTATTGGTATTTGTTTATTTCTTTTGGCAAAAAAACTGACCTGAGGCGTACTTACTGATTTAAGTTTAAAGCGTTCGATATAATCTTTATCTGCAAATTCTGTATTTTGATAGGCTTCTAAAGGATGTCCAAATATCCAACTCTCTGGATTTATATCTATAACATAGAGCAATCCGTCTCTCCAGGACTCAAATGTTTCTCCCGGCAACCCTAGGATAAAATCGTGATAGGTAGCGATTCCTGCCTCTGCATATTTTTTAGCAACATCCTCTAATCTAGTATTCACAATATTAAATCGTTTTATATTTGACAGTGCATTGTTATTTGTACTCTGTAGAGCCAGAGTAACACCACCCCTATTAATGTCATTGAGTATTTGACTCATAGTAAAAACTCTGTTAGGGTTATTCTTTGCCCATGTGGCATTTATTTTTTTAGGAAATCCAGTTTCAAGATTTTTTTGTCGTATTCGCAATGCCAGATCTAGATCTCTTTCCAATATACCGAAATTAGCATCTGCTACTTCTACATATTCAATTTTATTTTTGCTAAACCAATCTATTTCTGATAGTAATCTATCTGTTGAAAATTTATGTAATTTATTGTAGTAGTCGGCTCCTAGATCACAAAAGGTGCAATGATATGGACATCCTCTATTAGTTTCCCAAACAGGCATAAAATTATATTCATAGCGTGTAAAAAAATGATCAAATATGCCTGTAAGATAAGGACTTGGCACTGTATCTAAGTCAGTTTTTCTAGACCTTTGAGGATTCTTTACCAATTCATTTTTCTTTATAAAACTTATTCCTTCTATATTTTCCACACAGTTGTTGATTAAGCCAGTTAGCAAATCAAGCAGTGTTTGCTCACCTTCTCCCCAGGCCCAATAATCTACGTAACTGTGCAGTCTTAGATATGATTCTGTTTGTTGAGAATTTGGTCCTCCTACTATTATGACACATTGTGGATATTGCTCTTTTATCAACTTGGCCAAGGTGAAATGATATACAGTGTTCCATCCATAATTACTAAAGCAGACAACGCCTGGATTGTCTATTGCAGTAAGATAATCATTTACGGAACGTTTTTCAAAAAATATATCTGCCAGCATAAAATTATTTTTTATATGCTCGAATTGATTAACATAGGCAAATAGTATACCGCTGGTGTATGGTAGGTAGATGCTATTGCCATAGGCTTCCTGGCATTGAAAAAAATATAAGTTTTTCATTCAATGTATGGAAAAAATATCTGTTGTAGAGATAGATCTTTATAGGTTTCACTACTACCTGTATCAGGATTAGAATCTGTGATATCTAGTAACTTTAAAAGTCCTATGGCAGCATCTTCGGGAGTCATATACATGTGATAGCCTATACAGCCTAATTCATCTTGGTCATATAGTATGTCTTTGTGTCTACCATCATAGATCATAGGCCGAACCCAATCTACAAATTGTTTGTCATTAGTCAGTATGGCGCCACCACGCCCTATCTTTAGAGTCTTTCTATGGTGAAAACTGAGACATTGATATGAATCATTAACGTACATGTTTCTAGAAAATCTTGTGGCTGAATCTATAATACCCGTATTTCCTATAGGATATAGGCCTGACCATTTATATTCTATAAATTTAATTCTATTACCTGCATGTATACACTGCATAGGCACAGAAGCATAGGTATGTTTAGGTATTTCTAAAATCTTGCCTGTAATGCCTAGGTATTTCATACATAAAAATAGGGCATTGCTGCAACTGTCTAGGCAAACAGCATATTGAGAATTAGCATATTGGGCAAGACTGTTTTCAAATAAGGTTACAGCATCCCAAGGATCATTGATTGTATAACCTTGTTCTTTAAGTTTTGATATCATAAGGTATTTTTGAATTATTGTCGTACCAATAAAGGCTTCTATGTGGATACTCTAGTTGACTGGGGTCAATTTGACTTGAATAAAAAAACAATCTAAAACTATTTCTACTAAGATTGTTAGGACAGGTGATAGGACGAGGATAACCATGAAATCCTCTATTGTGATTTTCCCAAATCACACACCTATTGAATAAAGGTGGGATAGACACAACTGGGCCTGTACGATCCTTGTCCCAAAATTCTATTTCTCCTCCATAGTGATCTTGCCACTGTGAACTAAGATATATAATCATAGTGGCTCGTCTATGTAATCTTACAGTGTCATTCCAGTTAAAGTCTGTGTGTATTTTTAAAGAATCACCATTATAACTTCTGCTATAACCTGCACCGATAAGATGTGGATCAGGTAAAATATTAGATATTCCTGTAATATCGCCTAACCAATCTAAACCAAGCTTGCTATGAATTTCGTTACTAACTTGAAATGCAACAGGCATGTGAGCAATTTTATTACATTCCTCCATGTAACTACCTAGTCTGGTAAACTGTGTCCAAAGAGACTTATCTAAATCTTGGCATTCTAGTTCTAGAGATCTAGCTACATCCTCTGGGAAAAAATTATCTAAGACCACATGCGGAAATGGTTCTGACCCTCTAAAAGTTTTATTTAAATTATCTAAATTACAAAATTTTTCTCTCACACTGTTTATTATGTACATATATAAATATTTTTGAAATGTTACTGCACCTATATTTAAATAAACTTGACGCCATTGATTTGCAAACGGTTACCGATGCCAAGGCTGTCTATTTACATAATTGGAATGAATTTAATTACTATGAAGACCATGTAGAGTTGATAGATAGTCTATTAGAAAAAACCTTTGTCAATAACATTCCTTTCTTCATCATCAATGGTACAGGTAAAAATGTAAAACCGTTATGGCAACATGATTATGATTCACAGAAATTTGTAAAGTATAAGAAGTATAAACATTTTTTGATAGAAAATTGGGACACCTATTGGATTAGCAAATGGTACTATTCTTGGAAATTATCAGAAAACGACATACTTGTCAAAAGTTTAGATCGAGATTATTTCGCAACTGAATATAACACCAATTTTGAATACCTAGCAATGTGTCTAAACAACCAGGTTAAAAATCATCGTGTATATCTTGTAGATAATCTTGCCAAGTACGGCATGTTAGAAAGCACTATTCTAAGTTGGCACAGTTATAAATTAAGTACGGGATGTGATCTTGTGAATTGTATAAGATCTCCGTGGAAGCATTGGCAACCTAAAATAGTCAAACTTGAAGATGATTATCCAAACGATTTTGGAAGCCATATTCCTCCTCGCCATTTTGATAAAATCTTTGTAGATATTGTGAACGAGACTACAACGACCTGCGTCTATCTAACAGAAAAAATTGTATTTGCTTTAAATTATTGTAAACTATTTTTAGTAAACGGGGCACCTGGCTATCATGCCTATCTCAAGTTATTGGGATTTGAATTATATGATGAAGTTTTTGACTATAGTTTTGATAATGTTGAAGATGATTTAGAGCGGGCTGAAATGATAGTACAACAAGTGAAATCATTTCATAATGTTAAATTTAGTCTTAATTCTATCTATAACAAGGTATTTGATAAGATCGTACACAATAAAAGAAATTTTCTTCAAATCGCTCAAGACTATACACGGATTCCTTTGACTTATAGAAACCTTCTTAACATAGATCCTAGCCTATTTAATACTACCGAATGGGGAAATGATTGTAAAAAAATACTGGATGATGCCAAAAATTTAACAAAATAACAGGTTTTTAGGCATAATTTTGATTGACTGGTATACAATTTTAGTGTATACTAAGTTTTTAACAACTTTACAGGAGTCAATATGACTATGCATTTAGAAGGCCCGTGGTTATCAACTACAGGCAAGCGTAAAGGCAAGTTCAAATTTCGTTCTGCTGAAGAAAAGCGCCGTCAACAGGAACTAGAAAGAGATTGGTTAGAGTTGCAGAAAAAATACAAAATTGAACAAGAAGATAAAAAACGTAGGCAGGCCTTATCCAGTAAGACCTATGTGCCACCTAAATTGAATGTAAGACAGACACCATATTTTCCTAGTCTTAATAACGGTATAGACAGTGCCTCAGCACTCCGCAAAGAAAATAAGGTTTATACAGGTACTAAGATAATTGGTATTGGCACCATGCACAAGAGTAATGCCGTGCCTATTTTTTCAGATAACGAAGCCAAAGAAATTTCTTCAATGAGGCGATAATGTTTTCAAAATTTTTTGAATATGAAGAACCAGAATTAAACTATAAAATGATTGAAAATAGTTTTTATATCTCTGATTTTGACACGCTAGATTTCCAAAGAGTCTGCAAAATTGAATATAGATATCGCTCTGAAATCGCTCACGAAAGATATAATATTGAGTGGATGTATAGTGATATTGATTCTAAAATAATGTTTGACGAACATTCCAGTTGGGTTTACGCAATAACATCTAATAGAGTTGTTAAAAAAATAGGTGAATGTGGTGTACCATTAGGTATACGGAACAGTAAAAATAATCAACCTCTCAAAAGTACCAGCAATAGGCTAGGCCGATATTCTTATTTCTATGACAAGAACGATACTGACACCAATATACGCCGTGCGTTATACGAAGATTTCAAAAACGGAAATTTGTTAGAAATTTATGCCTACAAATGTCCAATTGTTTCAATTCCTTTAAAAATAAAAGATCAAAAATATATTTGTAAGTCAAAAATTCAAAAAGATTTAGAAAAAAATCTTTTAGATTATATTGTCCATACCTCAGGTAAATTACCAGATTTAAACATCGCACGATGCTAAAATATAAACCTCAATATAGTCTTAATAATGTACTCAACGAAATTTGGCCCTACGATCAATGGTCTAGGAAAGAGATTATGGAAAGATCGCAGAGTTAAATTTATCGTATACTGAAATTTCTACTACTATGGGCACGTTCGCACTTAAATTTTCTAAAGAAGATTTTGATATACTGCTTAAATCTTTACAAAAAATCTAAACTTAATGTCGGCATAAGGATTCATAAATAAAATCCTTATGCCCATAACTTTTACTGACAAACTCATAGTTTACCTTACACTGCTAACAGGTCTAAGCATCTCAGCAGTTGCTATCTATTACAGTGTAGCCGGATTGGCTGCTATTTTTTCAGCGGCAGTAATTCCTATTATCATAATGGGAGTGATTTTAGAAATAGGAAAATTAGTTGCCACAGTTTGGTTAAAACAAAATTGGAAAATTGCGCCCTACAGTCTACGCATCTATCTATTAGCAGCCATATTTCTCTTAATGTTTATTACATCCATGGGAATATTTGGTTTTCTAAGCAAGGCACATTCTGATCAAAATCTAGTCGGTGGAGAAGTGCTGAGTAAGATTGCCATGTACGATGAAAAAATAAAAATTGCAAAGGAAAATATAGACGCTAGTCGCAAGGCCCTAAAACAAATGGATGATGCTGTAGACCAAACAATGGGCCGCTCAACATCTGAACAAGGCGCAGACAAGGCCATACAGGTCCGACGCAGTCAGGCAAGAGAACGAACCAGATTGCTTCAGGATATCGAATCCGAACAGCGAAAGATCGCTGAACTTAACGAAGCAAAGGCTCCAATCGCTGTAGAAGTACGTAAGGTCGAAGCAGAAGTCGGACCTATCAAATATATAGCGAAATTATTATATGATGACAATCCAGATGCCAATATTTTAGAAAAGGCAGTCAGTTGGGTGATAATTATGATAGTGGTGGTATTTGATCCTCTAGCAGTTGTACTACTATTAGCATCACAGATAACATTTGCACATATGAGAGAACAACAAAATATGAGTCAATTAAAAGAACCAGAACCTGCTTATGAACCTGATGATGGTCCATTAACAGATGATCAAATTGAACAGATAAAAGAATCTGCACCGCAACCTGTTTATCAGTCCTATCTTTATAAACCATGGATAGATCGTGTTCCTGGAATAAGAGTACCACCTCAGGTATATAAAGCACCCGTTGAAGAAACAAAAGAAAAACCATTGTTTGTTCAAAATGAAGAACAGGCTGAAAGCAACACATGGTCAAAAACTAACGAAGTTATTGGATCAAGTGAATATCTAAAAGAAGGTCTTACTCGCCAGGAAGTTACTCTATTTGAATGGATAGATAAAATTAAATCAGGTAAGGCCACTATACATGATGTTCCTAGGCATATGTTATCTGAAATAAAAGCAAGGATGTAATGAAAGCAAAAATAACTTTAATAACCCCACCTGATTTTTTTGAAAATGAAAATATCAGTTTGTTATTCATACATTTACAAGATCAGGATCAATTAAAGGTCAGCGAATGGTTTGGTAGGTCTGACATAGATAAGAATATCAATGTTTATTTTTACAACGATGAGCCTGCTACAGAATGGCTCTTACATGCGGTGAATCGTTGCGATATGAAATTAATAGATCTAGATCACACTAATAAAATTACCAGCATTCTTGCAGGTCATCTTTTGGCAAAAACAAATTTTTATTATAAGACAGAAGATGAAACTACTAGCCAAATTTGTCAACATCTTAATAATAATAAAATAACTAACATTGAAGATTTTTTAGAGAAGGCATTTAATGGTAAAGCCAGAAGCGAAACATGACTGCGATTTCTGTGGTAAAAGTAAAGATGATGTTGAAAAATTAATAGTAGGTGAGAACGCAGGTATATGTAATGAATGTATTGATCTTTGCGTTGAAATATTAAAAGACGAAAAGAAAGAAAAAACTGATATTCAAAAATTATTGAATCCAGTAAAAATTAAAGAGTATCTAGATGATTATGTTATAGGACAAGACTATGCCAAGGTAGGTCTCAGCGTGGCAGTCAGCCAACACTGTAAAAGAATTAATAATCCCCACAAAGAAATAGAAATTGAAAAAACCAATGTGCTACTACTAGGTCCAACTGGTTGTGGGAAAACCATGATGGCAAGGAAGATAGCAGAATATCTAGATTTGCCTTTTGCTATTTGTGATGCCACAGGAATAACAGAGGCAGGCTATGTAGGTGATGATGTTGAAAGTATTTTAATCAGACTCATTAATGAAAGTAATGGAGATATTGACAAGGCCAGCAGGGGTATTATCTACATAGATGAAATTGACAAAATTTCTAGAAAGGGCGAAAGTGTTAGCATCACTAGAGATGTAAGTGGCGAAGGAGTTCAACAGGCTCTGTTAAAAATGATAGAAGGCTCTATTGTAAGGGTGCCTATATCCGGCAAAAGAAAGCATCCAGGCGGGGACATGCAGGAAATTGATACCAGTGGTATACTTTTTATCTGTGGTGGTGCCTTTGTGGGACTAGACAAAATTGTTCAGCAAAGACAGGAATCAAGAACCATAGGTTTTAATGCCAATTTGGTAAGCGCCACAGATTCTAGTCATTTTTACAATAATGTCAGTACTAAGGACCTTATCAAATATGGGCTAATTCCCGAATTTGTAGGAAGGTTCGGATTAATTTTAAATGTAGAAGAACTTAATGAAGAACAATTAGTACAGATTTTGATCGATACTAAAAATAGCATTATAAAGCAGTATCAGTATATGTTTGAAATTGATGGTCTTAGGTTAGAATTTGATAAAGATAGTCTTTGGGAAATTGCTGCAAAGGCCAAAGAACTAAAAACCAATGCCAGAGGGTTGAAAAATATTATTGAAAAAACTCTACTGCCTTATCAGTATGATGCAGTTAATATGCGAGAGCAGGGAGTTCATAGTATTAGGATAACTAAAGATACAGTCAATGGGAAACCTGCGATTTTATTATACGATAAAAAGAAAAATGAGCAACAACAAAAATCTTAAAAAAATTATCAACGGCAATAAAGTTATAGTTGGCGATATGCCTGTCCATACCGCACTAAAGAAATTCAAACAAAAAGTGGACGACAGCGGAATTTTAGAAACTTTACGTAAAAAAATGTTTTTTGAAAAGCCAACAACTGTGAGAAAACGTAAAGCAGGAGCCGCTCGTGCTCGTTGGCTTAAAAGACTTCGAGATCAGCAATTACCTAAAAAGATGTTTTAAGTTGACATTCTGAGATTTTTTTGTTATAATAATGTATGATCGGAAGTAAATGGTTGAAAACGATCTAACAATGCTGAAATTAGTAAGCGAACAAAGGAATCAAAATGGCAGTAATGACTCTCCTGGCTAAACAAGCCAGACGTACCAAGGCTAAGCCTTACAACAAAAAACAAGCAATTATTTCGTTTGTAAAGAAGTTTGCACACGAATTCGAAATGAAGGAAGACAGCATCGACCTTCGCGAAATGGCCAAGAACTTCAACGATGGTCCAATTCCTGTAGAAGATATCCATCAGGCAATTGTAACTGTGTTAGGCCCACAGTATCACAAAATTACATTTGATTACGACCCTAGCGGTAGTAACTATCTTGGCTATGCTAACGGCAAACGCCCTAAGGAATATTTTGACTATATTGATTGGAAAGACCTGTACCTCTGGACAATCTTCCAACGAGATGTAGCACCTAACCACGTAGAAAAAATCTACAAAGACTTCGACGAGTCTAGTGTTATTGTTCCATGTATTATTAAAATTACACTCACCGATGGTCGTGTAGTTTATTGTGTTTGGGACGGGCACCACACTGTACAAGTATGCCGATTGAAAGGCTATACTAAATTCCAAGCATGGGTAATTGACTTGGACCAATTTACCACTGCTGAAATTGAAGCCGCAGGTTTTGGTGATACTAACGAAGAACGCATTAAGTTTGGCTGTTTTATTGCTGGCACAAATATGCGCCGCATCAACGGCTTAAACAAGCGTCCTTTGGCTCCTTATGACGACTTTATGATTGGTCTCGAAACACGTGATCCTAAGTTTGTTGCAATGAACAATATTCTTGCACAATATAAATGCATGCCACGTCGCCATGCAGACCGTGACGGTGCATGGACACAGATTAAGAGCGGTATTGAATGTTTTGACCTAGAAGGAACACAAGGTCCTAGCAATGGCGCATTCTGGAGTCGTGCAGTTGCCTTCCAGCGCAATCATTGGAAGAAAGGACACTTGGTACTAGAGTTGTATCGTCCTATGGCATATTTGTATCAGTGGGCAAACATTCAAGGTTTTAGCTTGCCTGCATCTTTTGATACAGACTTTGCTAAAATGTTGAGCAAGCGTTTTGGAGATGCTGAGGAAGTGCAAGAAGGTCTCAAAGAAAGTTACTGGAGTGCAGTAAACTCTAATGCCACGGTCGGTGAACAGCCACAGCATGACAAGTTCCGTGTGCTTAACGGTCTCATTAACTTCTACAAACAGTCAGGTGGTAAGATCTTGTTGCCTGCTCCTACTATCCAGTGGAAAGTATAATATGAACGGACAAAAGTTGTTCTACATATTCAAGGACCCTATGGGGTCTTTAGATAGTAAGGTAGGTATTACAGGTAGTCCTGCTGTTCGATTAGGAGTGTATCAAAACAGCTACAGTCGTAAAAGTCATGTGGCTTGTTTTGATGTTGTTTATATTGGCCCAGCACGAGTTATTGCTAATTTAGAAAAAGCCGCAAAACAAGAATTCAATTGGGACATTGACAGAGACGGACGCGGCCATTCAGAATGGGTAAGCCAAACTTATACCACACTTGAGAAAGTAATTGATGATATCATTGATGGATATAAGTTTAAAGTTAAAAAAGTCCCAAAACGATACTTGCCATTAACTGCGGACAATTTAGAAAAATTTTTACTTGGTATTTAAGTATAAAAGGCTCGTTGGAGCCTTTTATTTTGGACAAATCTACTGTTGACATATAGGTAAAACCGTGTTATACTATGACGTATATAACACACAGAAAAAGATTTTATGTACCAGAAGAGATTTATCAATCTGCCCTAGCAGGACAAGCTATCCGATCAGGAAAACACCCTGGGATGGGGAAGAAAATAGAACGCCCTGGCATTAGGAAAAATAAAGATAATAAAGAAGATAATATCTTTAATAGTTTATTTGATCAACAATAACTTTAATAGAAAGCCAAAATGGCAAAACATCTAATGATCGATATGGAGACTATGGCAGTCTCCCCAAACGCTGTGGTCCTTTCATTAGGCGCTGTTCACTTTGATCCTTACAGCGATGATATTGCTGATGAGTTATATTTTAAAATTGATCTAGACGATCAAGACAAACTCAAAAGAGAAATCGATCCAAACACTCTAGATTGGTGGAGCAAGCAGGATCCTGCTATTATGGAAGAAGCATTTAGTCCAAATGATCGCATACCTTTAGCGGATGCAATGGATCGTTTTCATAAATTTGCTTGGGGGTGTTCTGCGTTTTGGAGTCACGGCGCCACATTTGATTTGGTAATCATAGAAAACATATATCGTCAATTAAACAAAAACTTACCTTGGAATTATTGGCAATTACGTGATACTCGTACACTGTTTGATCTAGGATTTGATCCCTGTATGCCTAAAGATTCCAAACACGATGCTCTGCAAGATGCACGTAGACAGGCTGTAGGAGTTCAAAATGTTTTTTCACAGTTGAGAAAATTAAGTGCATAAATAATTCAAGGGGAATCATCATGAAAATTTTAACCATACCTTTGTTCGCAATCGCCCTAGCGGGATGTGCCAGTGCCGATGGACTGTATTACGAAACTGTGAAAAGTGTTAGCAAAGATAACACTATGGCACAGACAGCATGTTGGGCCGCAATCAGCGACATTGCTAAAAACGGCGATAGTGCCAGTAAGGTTGGAGCGATTGCCCTTGCCAAAGAGTGTAAAAACGAAGCCCCTAAGGTTCAACCCCCTAAAAAGGGCATTTTTTAATTTGTAAAAAATAAGAGGTTTTTAAACTTTTATTTTATCCAGCCAATTTTTAAACCTTGCTCTTTGCGAGCATCATATTCTTCAGGTGTTTCTGGAAATCTCCATGCCCAAATTGCAACCAACATCATCATCAACCCTACCCCTGCAGTCAGCTTCCAATTGTAGGTTGTAAACCAAATGATCAATAAACTTATGTCCATTGTGACAAACATGGCCCATTTTCCATATTTGGGAAATACTCGCTTTTCACTCCAGTTGCGTAAGAATGGGCCAAATAACTTGTGATTCATAATCCAATCATGCCAACGTTTACTGCCCTTGGCAAAACAAAATGCCGCTACCACAGTTGGTGTTGACCAGGGTATACCAGGTGTTACTATACCGATATAGGCAATGCCTAAGAAAACAAATCCTAATGCGATCCAAATTGCTTTTTTAATTTTATCCATTGTAGTTCTATTTATTGACCTAAGTAGATATATATGCTAATATAGTACTATGAAGATTATTAAACTAGACAGGCGTTATTCAGGATATGAATATTTTAGACATGCAGTGACCTTTGCTAAAATTGAAAGGGAATTATTTCTAGATGTTCGTAAATGGTTTTGGCAGACCTTTGGGTCAAGTGCAGAATTAGAAACCTTTTGGATACATCTAAAAGATCCTAGTAATACTTCAAGTTGGGCCTGGGAACTCAGCGAATGGACCACTAGGATTTACATTGCTGACGACAAGGCAAGGACTGCTTTTTTACTCAAATATGGTGATCTATGCAAGAAGTAAAACTCAAAGAAATTACCTTAAACAATTATAAGTCAATGCGTACATGGTGCAGAGAACAGTTTGGTCAAGAAGCATGGTGGCAAAGCCAACTTCAAAACCCAAAAGCATCTGCTAGATGGTTTGCCAATTCTCCTACTCCAAAAGACCTGTGGGAACAGGAAAATAAAGGTAGTGCAGTTTTTATTTTTAGAGATGAAAAAGAGGCAACCCTGTTCAGTCTAAAGTGGAGTTGACATGATTGACTACCGTAAAATTATCTTGCCTGTCAATAATGGGACAAAAGCAGTTTTAATGTTTAAAAAATACTCTGATACCAGTGGTTGGGTCTGCGAAATGGATCCAGATGCTATGGAACTCTTAGAAATAATTTTAGAATGCGGCAATGAACACTGATAAAAAACTACAGGAATTTTGCTGGAAGTATGACGCTACCATACAGCCCAGTCATAAAAAATGGCGTAGAGCAAGAAAAACTAAACCTAGTAATATCTATGAAGATGGTCCTGTTTACTCGTCAAGTATGGACTACGACGAAATACCCTTGGCTGAAATACACTTGCCCTCTGATCGTTTAATGGCACTGGTAGACTTGGAAGACTTTAAGGATCGTCTACACTATAGTATAATGAATCCCATATTGAATTCAGGACTGGTCAATCATATGCTAAAAGAATACGAAGAAGAATGTCGTATTAGGCACACCAATCCTGCTGTACAAAAGGCCTACCAACAGTATAAAATGTTATTAAATTTGTCAAGGTAAAAATTGAATAGTTTACATAAGTGGCGTGTAGTATCAATGGGCTCGAACTATAACAACCACTGGAATGACATGTATAAATGGTGTGATCGAACCTTTGATCATTACGAATGGGCCTTTGATGGCGAAGGTGTTTTTAGATTTAAACATGAAAAAGATTTAATGTGGTTTTTATTGAAATGGTCCTAGGTTGACATCTTGTAAATAATGCTTTATAATAAACAATGAAGATAAAAATAGTATCAGACCTACACTTAGAGTTCAGTCCTGTTATAATTCCTAACAACGGGGCTGATGTCCTTATACTCAGCGGCGACATCTTAGTTGCTCAGGATCTGCATGAACATAAGGCAAACGATGTAGAATTAGACCTATTAAGCAACAAACAAAAAAAGGTTAAAGGGTATAGAGACTTTTTAAAACAGGTCAGTGAGGATTTCCAGCACGTTTTATACGTGGCAGGCAATCACGAATTTTATCACGGGAAATGGATCAAAACATTTTCCTATATTAGAGAAGAAATTGCGCTTTATCCAAACATTTACTTTTTAGAAAATGAGTCTAAAGAAATAGATGATGTGCTTTTTGTTGGCGGTACTCTTTGGACAGATATGAACAATAGAGACCCTAGCACAATGTTCTCTATAAGTAACCTAATGAATGATTTTAGAGTAATTAGACATGACGGATACAACTACAGAAAAGTCAATGCTAATGACTGCGTAAAGAGGCATGAAGCCACATTAGGGTATTTCAAAGAAGTTTTGGATAGAAATACTGATAGTAAATGTGTGGTTGTAAGTCATATGGCTCCTACCTTTGCTAGCATTGGTTCAAGATATATTACTGAAAAAATCATGAACGGGGGCTATGCCAGTAATTTGGGAGAGTTTATTCTTGATCGTCCACAGATCAAACTATGGACACATGGACATGTTCATGATCCAGCAGATTACATGGTAGGAACAACCAGAGTGGTTTGTAATCCTAGAGGCTATGAGGGATATGAAGAAACAGGTTGGGATCTAGATCTTTTAATAGAAGTATGAAACCACAAGACATAGAATCTCTACAACTTTGGTTAGAAGAGGCGAGGGAAATTGAATTAGCCCTCGCCCAAAATCATCTTCAACAAGGCAAAGACCCCTATGAAGTTTTGGAAAAATTCAGTAACAGATTAGTCCAAAAGATGTTGTATCCCTGTTTTAATTTAATTAAACTTAATGTTGTAAAGGACTATGATCCCCAACGCAGTCAAAGGGAATATAAAGAAAATTACCTTGACAGTGTTGGGCCAAAGTCTGATCATGTTGTTGATGAGTGATAAATAAAATTGTAGGACGCCAATTGGGTTCTACACAAGGGCATGGTGCCCAAATTGATTCTTGCTTATTAAAGGAGAAAAACTATGAATCAACTCGCACGTTTTGACACTTCGTCTCTAAATCAACTAAACAGAGCACTTATTGGATTTGACAGAATCTTTAGCGATTTTGAAAATAGATTCCAACACTCAACTACAAACTATCCTCCATATAATGTCATCAAACATGATGATAATTCTTTCGAGATTGAGGTGGCTGTAGCAGGCTTTGAGCGTAGTGACATCACTATAGAAGTAGATCAAGATCAACTTCGAATCAAAGGTAAACGTTTGAAAGAAGATGATCCTTCTATGTATGTGTATAGAGGACTAGCCGCTCGTGATTTTGAACGAACTTTTACGTTAGCCGAGCATATAATTGTAGGTGAGGCTGAACTCACCAATGGAATTCTACATGTTAAATTAACAAGAGAAGTTCCGGAAGCACTCAAGCCTCGTTTAATCGAGATCAAGTAAATATATGTGGGGGTCTATCCCCCACATATTCAATTGGGAAATTAAATGGAAACAGTTACAGAAAAGGTTGTTAAAAAATCAAAACAATCTGAATTAAAAGAGCCTGGAAAATTTAAGGTCGTATTTTGTAACGATGATGTCACGCCAGTAGAATTTGTTATTGCCGTTCTCATGCAGGTGTTTAGGCATAACCAAGAATCTGCAATGGACGTTACAATGAAGGTACATCATACTGGTAGCGGAATCGCAGGAATCTATCCATTTGAAATTGCAGAACAAAAAGTAAGCGATGCAACCAAGATCGCTAGAAACAACGGATTCCCTTTGATAATTAAAGTAGAACCAGAATGAGGACCTAATGGCTTTACGAGATTTAACCGCTGCAAAACACAGAGAGGCTGAATCTACACCGTTTATGAAGGCAGTGTTCGCAAGGACTCTGCCTTTTCATTTATGGGTAGATTGGACTTATCAAAAAGTAATTTTCTATAATGCAATTGAAACTGCTGCTATAAAAAATTTGTTGATCGAAGACCTTAAGGGCATACTGCGAACAGCCTTATTGGCTCAGGATTTTAACATAATGAATGAGCAACTAAATCAGTATGAGATTCGCAAAACCACTATAGAATATCATGACTATATAAAGTCTATAGAAACAGATGCTAAAAAAGTATTAGCTCATCTTTATACTTGGCATATGGGCGACATGTTTGGTGGACAGGCTATAAAGCGTATTGTTCCCGGATCGCATAGATCACTAGAGTTTGAAAATGCTCAAGAATTAATGACAAATTTAAGGGCCAAGTTAGATGATAGTATGGGAGATGAAGCCAACATAGCATTTGACTGGGCCATTAAGTGTATGAAAGAGTATGAGAATGATTTGGCATAAAATTGAATCATTGGCCAATGAACTTGAAAAAAAATTTACGGCTTCAGGTACCACTATGGCAGGTAACGTAGACACTGAATTTGATTGGCACAATGAATTATGGTCCAGTATCAGATATCGTAGAGCACATATAGAAATTGTAGATAAACGTGATAGTCACGGAATCTACATACTACATTCCACTGTATTTCCTCACTTTAATGATCCTAGCCCTATTTGGGGGTTTGATGCTATCTGCGGACGCAATAAGATCACAGGTGCATTTCATGATTTCAGTGCGGCAGGTGATGCTGATCACTATATGATAAAATGGTTTTATCAACGTGTATCTAATTTAACTTGGAGCAAAGAAAGAAATTTGCCAGAATGGGCCAAACAGATCTTTAGTCCGGGAATGGTTGCCGCAGGGAATATCCAAGAACAACACGAAGTTGACCTACTATGTGATCTAGCAATTGAAACTTTAGATTATTATCTCAATAATGTAGGGCTATCTCAAGATTCTGGGGCTGATTTTCATATGGCTCAAAATAGATACTGTCATTATCAAAAACAGAACCCACAGGTAGTTAAAAGTATGATATCTATGGGTGTCGCTGAATCTACTATAACAAAATTTGTGGAGAAAGTTTTGTTTCCAGAAACTGTATAAATATTAGATTATGAGAGCCCGTGAATTTTTAAAAGAACAATCTGACAATTTATCTAGTTTGAAATCTATAATTGGGAGCAAAATTAAGGAGTTACCGCCTACCCAGGAGGCCCTAAACGCCCTTGAAGAAATACAAGACTTACTTTCTACAATTAATTTGGGCGGAAGACGTAGGAGTAGTTCAACAGACTTCGGCAAATGGTCAGATAAAGATGTAGTGGCCGCAAAAGATACTCTAGCAAGGTATATTGTTAGCCTTGACGCTCCGATAGCATATCGTAAATCGATGTTAGAGCAATGGAAATCTAACGGATTAATTGATGTAGATTTATTGCTTAGTGGCACACATACAATGGAAGAAATTGTAAAAGGATACGGGACCAACCCGGCAGTCAAAGAACTTGCTGACGATCTTATTAGAGTATCCGACCTTGGTGTAGGTAAAGGAGAGTTTTTCCTACAGGTCTTAAGTCCTCGTATCACTAATCCTCAAGGAGGCAAAGGCGACATATTCATTGAAGGATTAGGAACAGTAGAAGTTAAAACAACAGATGGTGGGGCGGGGCGATTAACTGATAGACAGGTAAAGCCTGGTTCAGGTTATCAAGCCAAGGTTAATCAATTTTATAATGACTTTTCGGGATATTTGCAGGTCCAATCAGCAGCAAACACTCCTTCTACCCCTGAACCTACTTCTCCTACGTCTACAAGTCCTCAGACAAATATTCTAGAAGCTAAAAAACCTAAAGAACCCAAACCACCAAAGCCTATAACTTTAGGAAGTGGATTTAATTTGTCGTCTCTAATATCGCTTAAACAAAAACTTCCTCCGGAAAAAATAGATAACATGAAAACTCAGTTGACAGAAATATTAGAGGAAATTTTCTTAAAGTCTTCAGAGTATATACCAAGCATAATAAACGCCATTATGGCAGGACAAGAGGGCAAAGCAAAACAAATATATGCTGTAGGAATTTTAAATAATTATATGGCCCACAAAACAGATAAAGGCATGTTATATATCAGCCTTAATAAAATACCAAATACATTTACCTTTTTCACAGATAATGCCAGCCTAAATGAAGCCGGATTTCGTTTACATGTGAGCACATTTTATCCGGTGACCAAAAATCCAGAATATGCTTACCCACAAACCAGTATAGTTCCAACATCGCAAGCACAACCGTCTATTTAAAAAAACATAAGTAAAGTATACATATAAATACTTTACGATGGAATATCTACTACTTTTTACACTGCTTAACATCAAGCACTGGTATGCAGATTTCTGTATACAAACATATGATCAGACTGTAAAAAAAGGACTCTATGGAGATCCAGTTGGGCTAAGTCATAGTCTAGATCACATGTTATGGACCATATTCGCATTGGCAACTTTTAGCCTTTTTCACTATGTGAATCCAGTAGACATGCTGGCTATCAGTGTAATAGAAGCAGCAATACACTACCATATTGACTATCTAAAGGTTCGATTTGGCAGTAAGGATCCTACAAAACCTAGATACTGGCGTGAGTTTGGTGCTGATCAACTAGGACATCAACTAACCTACGTTTTAATTTGTTGGTACATGCTAGGCCCTGCAATTAACCTGTAACAAATTATATTGCTCGTTTTCTATAAATATCGTATATAGGAGCGAGTATGAAGAAAACACTGTTAATTTTGGCTCTATTGCCTTGTCTAGCACAAGCAGAATTAGTTCAACAATTCAAAAGCCCCAGTTTTAATGGACAAAACTGGAGTAGCCACGTTCTAACCATAGACAGTATAGAACGTGCTCGTAAAGATAATATTGAAAGTCAAAAGAAATCAGAAGAAGCCAAATTGTTGGCTGAATCACAGAATACACCATTGGCTCGTTTTATGAGCCTGTTTACTAGCCAAGTATACGCTCAACTTGCCAGTCAGTTAAGCACAAACCTATTTCAAAACAAGTGTAACGGAGCAGATGGACTGCCCATAGCAGGCTGTATTAATCCCTCATCAGGTGTGTTTACCCTAGACGGTAATACTATAACATGGGTAAAAACTGACAAAGACGTTACTCTAACCGTAGTGGACAAAGCAGGCACAGTGACCACAGTAAAAGTGCCCATAGCAAGTTTTGGATTTTAACCTATGAACACATTTATAAAACTCACAACTCTAGCACTGGCACTGACCATATCAGGTTGTAATG